TTAAAAAGTATTGCCAATGACCGTGTTTGCCGTCGGTATTAATGGCATTACACCAGGGTTTAGCCGCTGCTTCCTTCACGCCTGGAACCATGAAGACAATGCCTTCTTCTAGGGTGTCTGAGACTATGTTCTCTATGGTTTTAGGCTCTGAGGGTTTAGAAACGACCAAGGGTTCGGCCCTTGCTCCTGGGATTGTCTCAACTTCGGTTTCGTCGAGCATCCCAAGACCGCAATGACTGAGGACTGATCTGCGGATTGCTTTGGTAGTGGCTTTGAGGATTGCGTTAGCAAGTGCATCGCCTCTTGCGTTTCCGACACTGACAGCCCCTTGATTTTCGCTAACGCGCCCATCAGCTCCCGTAACTCGGCAGGAGACAACGTATACGTCATCGAACCTCTCGCGGTGAGTAATCTGAGTAGACAGTTTATGGATGGCACAGAGTTGTTGCGTCGCACCTGCGTTGGCATATAGAATTTGCTTCCCGTTAAGAGTTAGGAGATCAAAGGGTTTAGCAGCGGGGTCTAGCCCTGCCTGCTGGCAGCGGAAGTTGTAGTAGGCCACCTTCTGAGTCTTATCCAGACCAGAGAGATCACCCTTAACGACGATAGACTCGATAACAGCCGGGTCTAGTGCCTGTTCTTTCATTTGGATTACGTTTGTCATCTCTAGCCCCTTATGCGAAGTTAAACGCATCAATGCAGTCGAATTTATGTGGCCCTTTCCACTTTACTTCTGTGAAAGCGCCAGACTCTATAAATTTCTGAAACTCTAAGTCGTGTTCCTTAGGTACAAACTTAACATCTGCTTTTCTAAACTTAAGAGTTTTTAATGTTGAACGGTCATACATAGTTGCAGCGTGCTTTGTCCATGAACAACGTCTTATTGCCAGCACTATGTGACTCAATTTCCCATCAGAAAAATAGACTGCTTGACGGACAACCCTGAGATCACCAGATTTTGTGATTAAGATGTCGAAGGCTTTGAGATCATCTCGCCAGTCTTTTTGCCACTGTCTACCATACTGTTGGATACAGTTCATGATGGTTTTGCCATCCACTACTTTACGTTCGTCCATATTGTCCTCATTTAATTAGGAAACGGCGGGAGCCTGGGGTTTCTACTACAAACTTCTCATAGATGTCAGGCATGGATGTCTTGAATAACTCTGTGGAAAACTTCTTAGATGACTTGGCAGTCTTCCATGTAGCCAGTACGGAACCATCTACGCTTACAAGCTGGCTAGACTCCATCATGTAGCCCTGGATTTGGCTCATAAGGTCATGCTCTTGGTTCTCCAGCGCCTTGATCTGCTCCTTGATAACCTTCAGCACCTCGCAAGCCTTTTCGAGGCTCTGAGTGGCTATCAGGTTGCTACCGTTGTCCTGCTTGTAGACTAGCTTGGCAGCGTCTCCCATAGTCTCAGGGTCAAAGGTACGGGCCTGGATACGCCCCCAGAACTCAGCCATTTCCCTAATGTGTACATCCATCAAGTCGGCAGAGAAGGTCTGTGGATAACCTACGATTTCCTGGCCTCCAAAGCACACCACCAGCACTACAGACTCGATCTGGTGGACTGTTGCTTCATGGAGGCATTGCACCCGATACCCAACATCAATATCTGAGCTACCGTTGTCCCCATACTTCTTACGCTGGTGGGAACCTAGGTTCTTGACCTCATAGAGTGTCCGACCATCGGCAGAGATATAGTCAAAGTGGCTAGCCATCCATGACTCTTTCGGGTGATACAGGGCATAGTCAGCATCCTTGAACTCGATCTGATTACGCCTGGCGTACTCCTTCATGATGGGTTCCTGCATCACCAGACCCATTTGGACTGCCTCTACTTGGCTTAGATCAGGCTGCGGTATAGCGCCTATCTTCTCTGCGTATACCTCGCCTCCACGCCCCTCGACAAACCTTCTAGCGTCATTAGACCAAAGGGCTGCATTCCTCACTTCTGGGCTGAAATCAGACATGGCTGACCTCCTTTGCTTTTGCCCAATGCTCAGTCATCCGGGCGCTGAGTTCCTCTACACCATCTACACGCCCATCAAGATAGATAGAGAACATCTTGCTAGTGAGGCGGGAAAACTCCTCCTCGTTCACGTTTGAACCCTCCAGAATTTGCTCCAGAATGGCGCGTAATCTGGGTTTCGTCCACGAATGTGGGACTCTTAGATCTTCACTCATTTGATTCTCCTCAGTGGTTAGGTTGGTACTACGGTTACTAGGATACTACAGATTAAGATTAGTTCACTTCTTGTTTGCCCACACTTCCAGACAAGTTTCCTCTAGCTGCCAGCTTGGAGGATTAGTCTTTAGTGCGTCTTTGATGCCTGACTTGTAAGCCTGTATATAGCCGTCTGATAGCCCTTCTGGAGTGGTTTCATACCTATCCATGACCTTTGAGGCTGAGAGGCTTACAAGGGCTATGGCTGTGGCTCCGAGGGCAAATCCGTTCCAGAAGGTCTGCCTTGTTCCGCTGGGTAGTATTTCCATCTCTGCGTCTCCCATATCGTGAGTGCGTCTTTTTCTCTGGTGACTCGAAAGCGTATCCATATCGTCCTTATGTGTGCGCGTAGGGTGTAGATTGATAGGCCCATCTTGGCTGCTATGGTTTCCCTTTTATAGCCAGCCGATAGGTATTCCATGATTTCTGCCTGCCGCCTTGTGAGTGGCTTATGGCCTGGTTCTTCAAACATTCTTTTCCTTTAGTTTGGCTTCAATCTCACGCGCCCATGCAAGGTCTATCGCATGATCTGCGCCTAAATCCCAAATCTCTTGGTCAGTAAGCCCAACCCATTCTTTCTTATGCTGCATCCATGCTTGTTGCAGTGTTTTTACTGCCTCGTCTATCTTTTTCTTATATCTAGGGTCTTCGTTGGTAAGGACTTCCAATGCTGTTCGTAACTTCATGTTCCTCTCTCTATACGGTTAAAAGGGTCATGCCATCTGACCTCTACTGGCTGCACTGCCTGATAGACAAACTCAGCCCTCAGACCCCTTCTCTTAACCATCAGCCCTCGCTCTACCATCCTATCTAAGCGACTGCGGGCAGCTTTAGGAGAAATCTTCTTCTCCCTGGCAAAGTCTTTAATGGTTGTCATTGCCTTGCACCATCGTGATGAAATCTGTCTTTAGGTTGCCTGGCAATACTTTGACCTCTCCAGACTTATCAATGACGATAGAGAAATCATGGGGAAAGTCTGGGCTTTTAGACTCAGACCGATAACTGAACTTCAGCCTCTTGTTTTTGTACTGGGTGACCTTGACTAAGAACGAGTTATCGGGGGCGGGCGGTTTGATCCGATACTTCATCGTGTCATCCCAAGAGGGGTGGGCTATATGCGTCCACCTTCCGTCTGTAGCCTGGGCTTCAATGATTGCCCCATCTGCCCATGCCTTAATGAGTTTGGAATGCTTGTGTGCCTTCATGTCTATCTCCTTTGGTTAGATAAGTCTTTCTGTACCGCATCTGAGCCTATGCCCTAAAAAGGATGGCCCCTTGTGGATAACTACCATGCTGTTATAAAACTCTAGTCCAGATATGTCGTAGCCCTGACCTGAGAACTCTCTATTTACATCGTTCACCATGCTGGCAAAGAACATATGAGCGCCTGTGCCATATCCAGGCATCCACATAGTGTGTAAGTCCTCGACTATGTATAGGCCACCAGTCTTGACCAGAGGCCACCATGCCTTGAACTGGCTAACCATGTCATCAGAGATATGGCTACCATCGTCTATAACTATGTCGTAGGAACCTAAGACAGGGGTCTTGCCATCCTGTATGTGCAGCTCTATGGGCTTCTCAAAGGTAAGACCAGCAAACTTAGGGTCTATCTCTACGCCTACGATCCTCTTAGCCTTGGGGAAGTATTCAGCCCAGGTCTCTAGGCTGCCACCGTTCTGTACGCCGATCTCTGCCAGGTGTATGGGTTTGTTCCTATAGGCTTTGAACAAGCGTTCATAGTGAGTCAAATAGCTCTCCCACTTATCGGAGAACTTGCCAGTCTTGCCTAGGTGTATGTCCATGAGTGTTTTCATGCTGCTACTTCTTTGAATTTGTAGTCATGGAATACCGTACCCCTATTTGCATCTCCTACCCAACACGGTTTTACCCATACCTTCCGACCATCTGACAAGGTTCTAAGGTGTCCACGCCTCTCATGTAGCCTAGGTGAGGCATGAGTACCACCAAGGCTTTGAGAGGGTTTCTGTGGCTCTATAACGACTGTTCTCCACTCAAACAAGGGTGCTAATCCTTTAGCCACTCTCTTGCGACTGGTGTAGCCCATCTTAGGTGTAGCCACATAGCCTTGTGATTTGGTCATCAAGGAGGTGAAAAAGACAGAGAGATTGCCCATTACAAACCTTTTCTCATGGTCTGAGATTTCCTCTCCGTCCAATGTCCCTACATTTATTAGTCCGTCTTTAGGTGCAAAGACCAGCGTAGGTGAACTGACTGGCATATTGCCACCGACACCTCGCCAGGTGCTTATAAAGGTCACATTCTCTTTTTCATCATGAATAAGCATCTGAATGATGTCCATCTGTACGCCAGGTTCAAAGGTTCTACCGACTACGACACACTTTTCAAAAGGAGGTCGCATGGTCAATAGAGCCATCTTTTGCTCATCAACATCTATGTAAAACCTGTTACTGATGACCGTACTAACATCAAACCAATGCAGGTCAACAGGATCAAACGCATCCTCTATAGCAGTAGCACACATGGTGCTACACCACTCTCTAATCAACGGGGTCATAGTTCATCTCCAAGATCAGGATGAACCATAGATTACTACAGTTTAGGGTTAGTTCTATTGATTGTCCCTATGAACTATGACCATCTTATAGCCTGTGGATAACTATGTGGATAACTGTGTATAACTTTTGGTATAAGGATTGCTATATAGGTTGGTATAGGCGTATAGGAAACACTACGGTTATAGGTAACACTGTAGCTATAGGTAGTCTGTATAGGTTGGTTATAGGATATAGGTAAGTAAACCTATAACTAAAAAAAAATAAGGATATAAGTTATAGGTAGGTTATAGGGTATAGGTTGGTTATAGCATATAGGTAGGTTTCAAAGGATACCTAGGATTCCTATATGGGACTGGGGCTAGTCTATGAGGCCATAGAAGCCGTCCGAGTGTAGGGGTAAGGGGTAAGGGTCAACCTAGGGTCATCAGCCCCATCTAGAGGCTTACGGAGGGTCTGCTCAAGTCATGCGTGGGCGCGCGCGACCACAACAGTTAGGTTTGTCAGTTATAGAGGAAAGACTTATCTACAAGCCTGGGTTTTGTGACTGGCGATGTTTGGCAATGGTTGAGGATTGGCTATAGAGGCTGCCCAGGATGCTCTAGGAGCCTCTCTTATGGTTAAGGTGATGGGTAGCCTAGGGAGAAAAGAAAAAGCCCGTAAAGACGGGCTTAGAGGGTTTTTGGATTGGTCGGTTATTCGATCATGTAGGCCAAGGCCATCAGCAGCCAAAGACAACCATAAAAGCCTATAGCCGAGACAACCATCAGCAAGGCAAACCCAATCCCGTGGGTGAAGTCGATTTTTCTCATTGTTTCCTCTTTGATTAGGTTTATTAAACTGTGGTTTCTTCTTTGTACTCGCCTTGGGTTTCTTGAAAGGCCACCCACTCAGCTGCAAACCATAATGCTGCACAGGCGAAGCAGTTGAAGTTTCCGAGTTCCTTTGCAACATAAGCGGGATAGTCCTCCCCCGTCTCGTCACAATATTGCCCGATGATCTCGTGAATGTCCCCGCAGAACTCGGAGTACAGTTTGTTGCACTCTGAGTAGTAGATCATCCCTGAGACGCCCCCGCTGCATCCGTGGTTGGCAATGTCTGCGAGTTGGTTGTGATCGTACCGAGTCGTCATCCATTTGGTGAAGTTCATTTTGTACCCTTTCAGTTAGGAAATGATGCAGGATGCATCCCGTAACCCCCAACAGGAGGCTACAGGCTAAATCCTGGTGCTGGCGACGGTTTAATAACACCAAGTGTCAGGAAGAGTGCCTCCGTTGAGTGCAGTAGCCTCAATCTCAGCAATCGTTTGCAGGAGGATTAGTTCACGCTCATAGTCAATGACGCAGTTTTTGTCCTCTAGCAGCTCACGAATAGCCTCGATGAGGGTTTGGGTGTCTTCGTTCAATGGGATAGCGTTTTCGTACATGGTTTACTCCTCACCGAAATAGTAGGTTTCGTAAATGGCCGGGTAGTCATTCTTTAGGATGGATGCAGCACAATCTAAAGCCGACTCCAGGGTGTCATGCTTGCTCACCTCTTCGAACTGCTCCTCTACAACAAAGCAGCTCCCAAAGTCATAGACAACTACAAACCCATCCCCATCAGCACAAAAAGCTTTAGCCGGTCGGATGTCGCAATCACCAACATAGGGAGGGTTGTCTCTAACCTCCCACTCCATCCCTGCATGATCAATCGTTTTCATAAAGCCTCCATTAGTTAGGAATCTACATACTACACCCATTAGACTATATTTGTTCTAAGGGTTCACACTTTTGTCGATACTTTCTTTCTATAGGAATCCTATGTACTATAGGTATTCTTATAATCACAGGTATATAGGTTTATCTGTATATGGATTCCTATATAGCCTCACCTCAAAGGGCGAGGATGTGGGGGCTGCCACTCCCCCCGCCCCGGCAGTAGGGTTATTTCCTCTTCTATGGGGTTATCCACAAGGGGTGCATAGGGTAGGCT